TTGCGGTTCTGTTTGTGCGAGTAAAGTCAACCGGCTCGATAGGAAGTTGGCCTTCATTTCAAGTTCGTACAAACGTTCATCTGAGCCTTTTCCATTTGCTAAGGCTTTGATTACTGTTTGCAAGTCCTCGGAAATTTTATCAATATAGCTTTGTTTATTTTCGCTTTTCATTATTTCGACCACATTCGTTAACTCATTTGCTCCGAATGTAACCGCACTACCTTCCCACAATTTCACCTCTTGTAATAAGGTAAATCCACCTGCAGGGTTTGACGTGTCCTTTACGAATTTTGTTTTATCGCTTACCCTTTGGAAGCCTACGGAATGTTCCTTAATTATGCCGTCCTGGTAATCCCTCCAAGCATCTTCACCCATCGTTGAAGTTCCTAATCTACCAACGGCAAATAAACCGTTGTCGTCCTCTTGTAATTTAGTGAATATGCCTATCTGTTTTTCCCAATCGTGGTGCCTAAGGAAGGCAATTTTTCTATTGGAAGGGGATTGTGGCCCGCGTTCCTGGATTGACTTTTTAAATGCTCCCTTTTGGATCACGTCGTTATCTGAGTCTACATTACCAAATTTCGCCAGGTAAACAGCAACCTCGCGGTTATTACCGTCCATATCCTTAATTTCAAAACCGCTTTTAATTTCGTATTTACTCATGTTCTTTACATTTTTTTCATTCCACGCTACGGAGCATACTGCCATTCTTTGCTCACTTTCGTATTCTGAGTTCATTGTTTCATCACCCATACAACGGCTTATAAACTCCTGTTCTGTTTCGTCTGCTATTGGCTTAGGTATTGGCATTGTTATAAATCTAATAATGTTCGTACTTCCTCTTCGCTTAACGGTAGTAATTCACTAATCATTTTAACCGTTTCTACTTTTGTTTTATGCGCTGTAGCCTTTTGTGAAGCATCTTCCTGTAATATGGGTAAATGATCAAAATTGGCTTCTAAGTGGTATCCTTCCTGCTGTAATCCCCACTGAGCCATTAAGCTATCGTATATCTGTTGAGTTTCCGGAATGATAGTATCGGTATACGCCATGCGTATTGAATCCCTTACATTGGTAAACGTAGCCCCTTTTTCACTACTGAATAGATTATAATTCAATCCGTATGCGTCAATTATGGCTAATTTATCCTCAGTTAGTTCCTCGAATAACATTAAGTCCCTGGTTGGGTAACTCATCGGTTGCCAATTAACATTTGACTCAGTTATAATTAACTCATCCTTTTGCCTTCTGTACCAATCTTTTTGAATCTTTTGGCGTTCCTCTGGTGTCATTGGTATCGCTCCACCCATATCATTGCTTTGTGAGGATAAAATACCGATTGCACCCAGGTTTTCAAGTAATACATTTCGCTTTCTATACGAGGCCATTATATTTGATAAGGGCAACCTAAGTGAATCAATCCTTGAAATAGGCCTAACTATGTTCATTCCGTCGGCAGTTGTTAGGTAAACGGCGTCCTGTAACTCTATTTTCTCGGTGCTTCCATCGTCATAAGTGAATATAAACGAGTCAATAAGGTTCTCTCGATCCATTTGTTTCAGCTTTTTACCGCTTAAATTAATCTGAATTTTATTGTTTGGAAGGGTAATTATTAGGTTACGAATCCCAAATGAACGCAAAGGGCAGTAACCAACCACATTACTGTATAAAGCATCCTGTACGCTCATTGAATAGACTACGTCGCTCCAACTTTGAACGGCGTTAGGCTTCTTTATTAAGTCATTTAACCAATGATTTTCAACTACATTTCCGTCTTTGTCGTGAAGGATAGGTACGTTTGTCGCCATCATTGTAGCCCGTTTGTTTACTACGGCTCTTAGTTCTGGAATATCTATAAATAAACGCCATGCGTCCCCGGTATCGAGCCATACGGCTTCTTTTTTACCCCAAATTTGAACGGCCGGTGGGAATATTTGCCGTGTTAATTGTGAAAAACGGTCGGTGTTCGCGTAATTGTCAACAAATGCCGAAATAAAATCAAATGCCATTCAATAGATTTTAGGCAAATGTAATGATTATTTATTAACCGCAAAGGGGGTTATATTTTAAGCGAACTGCCTAAACATTGATTGAGCGAATATTGCAAGTCCCGCCATACAGTCAGGTGCATCGTCATTTTTATTCTTACCTTCCTTACTGAATGATAGTACATTTTGAATAAACTGTTGGCATTCGGGTCTTTCATCCACTACAAAGATTATTTTTTCCTGGATCCAAACGCTTTGCATTATAATTCGAGTAACCTTATTTGTTGTGTTGTGTACGGGTAGTATTTTTGTTTTTACTTCCTTTTGTAAATATCTGGAAAACATGGCTCCCATGCTGTTACTTTCAACCCTGCAATACGTTGAACCCCACTTGTTGAGTACATTTGCCACTTGTGGAAGGGTAATATCGGTATTGGCTTTGTTAAATACGTAATCCACTACGAATAATTTATTATCTGCAACGGCTAAAATAGCGGAAGCCGTGTAATCTGCTCCCATGTCGGCCACGTCAACGTAACCTATTGAGCCAACTATTTTATCCTTGTAAGGTTCAAATTCACTTCTGGTAATTGTATTTAATTGATTGAATAAGCGCCCTTTAATGTCAACGGGTTCCTGCATATATTCGGCCATCCAAATGCTTTCCTCAGTTCTTTTTTTCTTTTCTAAGTATTCAGCAGTTGTCATTACATCCTCGCAAAAGGATTTTCCTTCTACTAAGGCAGGTATTACAATAGATTTATCGTATATGCCTTCATTCATTTGGCGACCGATAACGTCGTTTAAACTCCAACGAGTGCCTATGTCAATACGCTTACAACCGCTTTCAAAACGTGAATCATGCGTTGCTTCCTTCCATTGTATTATGCGGTCGTTTTGAGTGTCTGAAAGGGCTTGTTCTAATCCCGTGTAAAGGTCGTCCGTTACGGCTATATTTGAAGCACCGAAGCCTATAATCGTACCGCCAACCCCTGCGCCGAAATAACTTACCTGCTTTGCGCTGTTTGTATTCCATCCTTGTAGGTTTGCTTTGTCGTCGCTGAGAATTACCGAAGGAAAAACCTGTTTAAATTTGTCGCTCTTTACAGCTGCCCGCACGTCATAACTAAATTTTTGGTATAATGTAGCCGTACAGGTGTTACGCATTACGCTTTCTATTGGGTTCCTTCCTATTGTCCAAGCACAAAATAACGTAGTAATATAGGATTTTCCTGCCCTGGGAGGCATTGAAACGCTTAGGGATCTAATTTTACCCTCTTCTATTTGTTGGAAGGCTTCCGCAACTTCCTGTAAAAATAAACGCTTTTTGAAAAACTCGTTGTCGTAGAATAGGCAAAATTCCCAAAATTCACGCCTGCATAATTCGGCTTTGAGTAACTGTCGTATGTGGTCGCGTTTGTCATTCACCTTTTAATAGTTCTTTTATTTCTTCTGTACTCAGTCCCGTGAGGTCTACGTTTGTTTGTGTCTGCTCAACCTGTTGAACGGGCGCTCCGTAACCGCTATCCATTAACGCCTTATAAGCATTTGTATCCCCTTCACGTGCTTTTTTAATTAGTGCCAGTGTCATTAAATCCTCTTGGCTCATGGTTTCTTTGTCACCTGTCAACGGGTTCTTTAAATTCTGCTCAACTGCTAACCAATAACGCGCTATTGTACTTCGGTTTTTGCTTCCCTTCGGTCTACCGTTAGGGTTTCCGCTTTCTCCTTTTTCAAATGGTTTTAATGTACCTCCGTTTCTACCGTCCATAACTCTGTTATTACTCTGTTCTTTAAACTCCTTTCAATGGTATTTTTAATATAGGATTAAAATCAAATTTTCTTTTGCTTGAATTATCTTTTTTAATTATTTTGCTACCCCATTTTTTTTGTAATAAGTCAAATTGCTCAACCTCTTTTTGTAAATTTCTGTATGTAGCGCATCCACCTGGTTGTTCGGCTTGTTTATTGTCATAATTTGCAAAATTAACTCGTAAACAGCCTTTATATTGTTTTATATGTTGCAATGTTATATCGTA